AAACGGTCACAAATCGCAAGACGCAAAACCCTTAACATGTTAAAGGCCTGGATAGTTAACATGTTAACGGCTGCCAAAGATGAATTTTATTATTTCTTTTATGTCTTTCGTCTGTAAAATAGCCTTTGTCAAAAGACCATTGTCAGATAATTCAATGGCTTGAGACCCTTCAAATAAAAATAGGTCAGAGGTCAAGAGGTGCTTTACCAAGAAAAAAGATAACCCTTTAGAATTAAAAAGCGACATATTCCAAGCAATTTGTGATCTTTGTAATAAAATGTGGTTGTTTTTAGTTGTTTTTAATTCAACAAATACAGAAATACCATTGTGACATAAAAAAGTGTCACACATTCCATTTGATACTCTATTTTCAACTCTTTGATAATGAGTTTTTGGAGGAAGATTTTTCTTCAATAGCAACCAAAGATTTTTCTCCATCATCGTCTACTTTCTTAAATTGACCCTCTACAAAAGCATGAGGATAATCTGATCTGATTTGTTGAAGTCTAGCAATAATTTCTTCTCGACTTAATTTATCAAGTTGATGAATGTGATTTTGTTCTCGTCTATCAACTGTTAATCCACCTAATGCCGATCTTGTTTTCTCTGCATTTATTGATGCAGAAAATTGCCCCTCTTCTTCTGCTCTATGAGATAATTCAGATAATCTTTTTAATTGACCAATCAATGTCACTCCATATTTTCTTTCCCTTTCATCTCGAAGTTCTTTTATATGTTCAGTAACTAAAGGAAAATCTTTTCCATTTAATAATTTAGATGCATGAAATTTTGCACTATCCTCTGCATAACCACTTTTAATAGCACATTGTTTTGCAGAATAAATACCCTCGACATAGTGTTTAGCAAACTCTCTTTGTCTAGGTGTTAGTTTTGATTTATTAGCCATATGGCTATTATAGGGATTTTCACAACCAAATCAATTTAGAAAAAACAAAATCTCGTGTGCGTTTTGGTAGTGATTTGAAGTGTAATAATTGTAACAATTTGTAATAAAAATAGAAGAATAAGTTATTGATTTTACTGCATTGTTACAATTATTACGATTATACACCTATATTCAAAAACTTTTTAAAATTTATTTTCGTTGTGAAAAAGACTATATAAGTAAATATAATTGTAAATAGTTGCAATTAGTTGTTGACAATTGTTGTGGCAGAGGGTAGGGTAAAGGAAAAAACTTTTTCAAAGGAGGATAAAATGAAAAGTTGGACAAAGAAACAAGAAACAAGAAAAGAGATCACAAAAATTCTTGATGAATTAAATTGGAAACTCTTGAAGTTTTATGCAGATGCATATGCCAAGTATATCCCAATCAATGGTATGACATCTGATTTAGATAGGATTGCGAATTCTATTTATGATGCAATAGGAAATGAATTAAGTCCTATCTATGAGAAGTATGGTCTAGGAGAATTTAATTACTCTGAACATCCTTTTCATGATTGTGATTTTTATTATGACACTAATCCAACTGCATCTTTTAGAAGACATTTATACTACACTTTATGTCATAAATTTGATGTTAAGGAAAAAGAAGAATTACAAAAAGCTATTGAACCAAAAGTTGAGTTCTTTTGGTCTAATTTAGACAATGCCAAAGATTGTTGGATTTGGAAACAGTATGTCAATGGTGGTGGTTATTATCAAAAAGTATCTAAAGATGAAATGGTTAATTATTTCTATGAAACTAAAGATGAAGACATCTTAAAAGCAAATATTAATGTAGATGCTTGGGGTAGTTTAGAAATTCAAATTAACAATGATTACATTGTCAATGGTTCACAGTTCTAAGGGAGGTAACAATGGACAGTTTTAAAGCATTAACAAAACTATATGATAGATGGTTGTTAAGAAATAAATTCAATCCTCTAATTAGTGCAGATGATCTTCTATATGATCATCATTGTGGGAATGTAACATTGTCAAACATTCAAGAAAGATGTCTTAGAAAGTTTATAAATGTTTGGGAAAAAGCAGAAGATTTTAGAAATCGTTACAATGATAGAATTGCAGATGATCAACATAAGATAGAACAATTATGGAATGAATATCTTGCAAACGACAAAAGATCATTCAACGAATATTTTTCTGAAGAGTTTGGTTTTACTTGTGACGAGGGTATTACTTACAAACAGTTAAGATTTTTATGTGTGATGTTTTTTCATAATCAAAATGTAAAAAATAATTTGTGGGAGAAATAAAATGATCAATGGTCAATTGACAATGCTCAAGGATAGTGGAGCAACTCTTCAATATGAATGTGAAGAATGTGTAGGACATGGAAACATACCAATCAGTTGTGAGGAAGTTGTTACTTGTCCATCATGTGGAGGTCGAGGATGGACAGAGAATTTATCCTCGATACCTCAAGATATAATAATAACAATAAGGAGCAAGTAAATGGAGGAGATACCTTTTAAAGAAGAAATAAAAGAACAAGATGGCATAATTATATCTAGAGGAAATGAGATAATTGGCACATTTAAAATAGAAGATAATACTTTATATTTTTTAGATTGGTTTTCTAAAGAATGGGAAGAATATGATTATAGTTTTAATTTATTAACCAAAGCAGAAATTAAAAAAATATGGAGGAGCAAGTAAATGAAAGACGTAAGACCAACGAGTATAGAATTAGCAAAAGCAATAGAAAATTTTGTTTACCATGAACTTGATGTAATTACGGAGAGTGATTGGTTTCAAGAAAGAGTTGCGATAGCATTGAAGAAAAATTTTACAGACGAAGAAATATTAAAAAAAGTTAGGAGCAAATAAATGATAGGAATTTTAAATATACCTTATTTAATTGATGAGGCACATGGTTGGGCAATCGTGACAAGAGTTGATCTTCGAAAAGCCAGATTACATCCAGATGATTTTCCAAATGCATACAGAACAAAGAATGAAGAATTGTTTGCATTAGAAGAAGATTGTGAGATGCCCAAGTTACTTAACAAGTTAAATGATAATGGAGTTATCTTTCAGTTGAATGAAAAAAGAATTGCATATGATGATAAAGATAACCCTAGGAATTGGCAGTAAAATCCAGGCCTTTAACATGTTAACTAAATAATAGTTGCAATAAATTGTAAAATAATATCTAATCATAATCAACTTAATGGAGGTAAAAATGAGTAGACTAAAAGATTTAGTTATTGATGTAGAAACTCACTTGGGTTCTTTACTCAATGACGATGGATTGACGAATGATCAAGCATTGACAGTTATCGAGCAAGAAGAGTTCGTGGTCGGTGGTCAATCGTTCAAAGGCACATTCATTCGTCAATGTGCAGAGCAGATCATTAACGAATGGACAGTTGATGATTTATATTACCAACCTTTTCTAAAACTTATTGGAGGAAATAAAAATGAAGATAGATAAATTAGAAGTAAAGAACATCTCTTATTATGAAAGAGGTTCAGAAGAAACACCATGTTATAATGCAACTGTGTACATCAATGGCAAGAAAGCTATTGAGGTATCCAACGAGGGTCGAGGTGGTAGTGATATGCAACATACATATCCTAACATTGAAGAACGAGGATTAGTTCAACAAGCAAATGAATGGTGTGTTGCAAAGTTTGGTCAAGAGACATGGGAGCATGGTGGTAAAACTTATTCTACTGATCTTGATCTTGAGCATTATTGTCATCAAGAATTATACAAGCATCTTGATACTAAACTTTTAAAAAGAAATATGAAAAAGAATGTCATGTTTTTTAGAGACAAGAGTGACATCGAGAAGGGACAATATTCTATGATTAAAATTCAAAATAATATTGGAGGACTTATGGCATACATAAAAGATAAGTTTCCAAAATGTATTGTTCTGAATGATATGCCACTTGAGAAAGCTTTAGAAACTTTTAGAGGAAAGGGAATATAATGAATGATGTTCAATTTATAATATTAGATAAATCTCTTCCAAATTTATTGGAAGAGGTGGGTCATGAGATCGATTGGAATGATGATGAAGACAGAGATCGATACTATACTTTTAGAAACAAAG